AAAGAACTTACCAATAATCCACCAAGGTTTATAAATCAACAATTAAAATTATTTTAAATTGTTTTATATTATTTATAAATATTAATATAAAAAAATCACTAATATTAAACAATAAAAACCTATTGACTAATTCTTTAAAATAATATATAATTAAGTTATAAAGAGTCAGAATAATTGTGTTATTAGTATATCTCTTAATTGAGGTCTCCTTTCTAGGTAACATAATTATCCCAGTAAAGGTTTACTCCTTCGTAATCTGACGAATTCGAGCCTAAGTGATGGAACTGGAATACATAAGAGGCTTAAAACCTCTCGGTCTCACGACCTTGTGGGTTCGAATCCCACCTTAGGTACATATGATTAATCTAACTTCGACTTAATTTTAAGTTGAACCCATACGTTTGTTTACCTTTACTCTTTTGAGTAGAGGTTAGATTAATTATAAAATTAGTATATAATATATAGGGGTGACTGAATAATCCATTGATGAGTGGATAAGGTATAATGAAAAGCTAATAGGACTAGCTTAGTAGTTAGTATATGAGTAATGATTTACATTAAACTAAAATGGTATCATCACCAAGTGGCTCCAGATAAACTTAAATGAGCCAGTTATGCGCTAAGTTGTTTTTATACGATTTCCTAGGTTTAGTATAAAAGCTGTATAACTTTGAGCAACAACTCTAGTCTTATGAGTAGCTCCTTATTTATAAAGTAGGCTTTATAAATTTGCAAAAATAAAAGATGAAGAAGACCTCATATTGGGAGAAAACCTAATCTTCCCCTCTATATATTATATATTAAAAAAAGTATGAAAAAATATTTAATAACATTTTTAATAATATTTCATCAATTTACATCAGGTTATTGGTTTATAGGATTTAGTGTTCCTCAAAGTACAGCAATAGCATTAGATTCAAATAATATATGTGTTAGATATACAGGTGAAACATCTGAATGTAGTAGTAGTGATAGATTCTTTTTACAATATTTACATAGTTTAGAAATATATAATCAAAATGAGGAATATACTCATATAAAAGAATAGTATGAAAACAATTAAAATAAAAGAAGTATATAGAATAGTATTATAAGCTTTCTACCTAATAAGTAGGAAAATTAATTTATAATAAAATTATTCTATTTAACAATTATAAAGCTATTATAAATTAAAAAAAGAATTTAGTTTTTCATGGGGATGTAAAAACACTCTTTATCTTTAACTAGATAGAGAGCCTATAATATTAAAAAAAGTAAAAATATGAATAAAATTAATTTAATAATAATAGGATGTTTTATATTGTTTTTATTGGTAGCTTTATGTATAAAAGATAGAATACCAAAAATAGATGTTGATTTTTTACCAGAACAAAATAAAATAACTGCAGAACAAAATATAGAGAAAAAAGTTTATGATTTTTCTGATATATCTATGATAAAGGTATATAAAATATGGGATGAAACAAGTTTAGGAACATCTATACATTATGAAGCTTATATAGAGTTAGATAAAAGAGGATATTTTGATAAGAAAAGAGCAGAAGAAAAAATAAAAGCACAAGAAGTAGTGAATAAATATATTAAGTAATATGAATATAAAAACAAAATATGATATAGGAGATAAAATATGGACTATATATTGTAATAAAGTAAGAGAACTTAATATTGTAGAGATATATATAGAAAGAAAATTTAAAGATATTGGTAAAGAAGCAAAAGATTTAATACCAGATAATCGTATAGTATATAAAGTATCAGAAAAGAGTGAATATGATTATTGTACACATATGACTAAAGATGGTATGAATACATACGAAAATTTAATATATAAGACTAAGGAAGAATTATTAAAAAAATTATAAAAATATATGAAATTATTTTGTAAACATAATTTTAAAAAAGAAGAAAATATATTATATTGTACAAAATGTGGTAAAACTATAATATTAGAATGTGCTCATAACTGGGAACATTTAGAAAAGATAACAATTAGGAATGCATATGATGGGGATAAGATAGATGGATTTGAAAGGATATTGAAATGTACTAAATGTGGGGATTTAAAAAAATTTATATATTAATATGAAAAAAGAAAAAAAAGTAATAAATAATGTATAGAAATATGTAATTAAATAGATATAATACATGTAGATAATGCTTGTCAAAACATTAATACAACATAAAATATAAAATAAGTCAACTACTACTAATAATAGTGGATTTTTGTGTTATATTAAATAAAAATATAATAGTATATAATAATAATAAATAAGAAATAAAATCTTAATAAAATAAAGTAATAAAAAATATGTTTGAAAGAATAAAAAGTATATTAAGTAGATTAGGAACATTAGAAGAAAGAATAATTAAATTAAAACAAGATACAGATAAATTATTAGTATTAGATTATATAGTAAGTATTGAAAGTAATCATATAAAACAAGAATTAATTCCTAAATATAATGCAATAAAGTTTAGAGTACCATTAATAGGATATAATAGGATAATTAGCTATATAGGAGACAGTCCAAAAATAGATAAAGAAGTATATACAACAAGAGAGAATTATGATAATCATAAACCAATGATTGATAAATGGGAAAGAGAAATATTAAATGAAGAAAATAGAATTAAAAATAAATAAAAAATAAATATGGCAGATAGTAAATATGGTAACTTTGGTGGTAAACAACCAGGAGCAGGAAGACCACTAGGAAGTCAAAATAAAGCAACCTTAGAAAGAAAAAAAGTTGAACAGGCTTTACATCAAGCAATAATGGCTAAGGCAAAAAAATTATTAAAAATAATGATGAATCAAGCTGAAGGGGAATATTTCTTATTTCGTATAGATGAAAAGAAAAATGATAAAGGTAAAATAGTTAAAGAACACGTACAAGTAAAAGATGCTTATGAAATGAAAAAATTCTTCGATGAATATGGGGATGATATAGAAGAACAAAGTGATATGGATGGTTTATGTGGAGAAGTAAATACAACTGATATAGTATGGAAAGATGGTGAACCAACTGTTCAACCAATAACAAGATATTATTATATTAAAACAACACCTGCAGATTGGAGAGCAATAGAATCATTATTTGATAGAGTATTTGGTAAATCAACACAACATATAAGCACCGATGATGGTGATAATGATAAAGATAATTATGAGCAACTTAATGACGAACAACTTGATAGACACATCAACGAACTTGGAAGACGAATTGAAGAAGCTAAAAAAGTTAAAAATCCGAAGAAAGAAAATACAGACATTACAGAATCTAAAATCTCAACAGAGGAAAAAAGCTCCTGAGTCATATCTTCATTGGGTAGAAAAGTATTGGTCAGTAAGAGATAAACCTTTAGATTTAGGTAAATATACAAAAGGTAACCATACCTATGTAGAAAGATTATATGAAGACCAACATCCTGATATAACATTTAAGAAATCAGCACAAGCAGGTATTACAGAAAGAATGATGACAGAAGCATTATGGTTACCAGACCAATATAAAGAAAATTCATTATATATTTTTCCTACAAGTGGTACAGTGGCTGACTTAGTACAAGAAAGATTAGATGAACCGATTAATAATAGTCCATATTTATCAGCAGTATCTGGAAGAGCTAAAAAGATAATGAAGAAGCAAGCAGATAAAGTTGGATTAAAAAGAATGAGTCAAGGTTTTATCTATTTCCGTGGAGCTAATAAACCAACTCAAATAACATCAGTATCAGCAGATATGGTATTTGTAGATGAGTTAGATAGAATGCTAGTAGAGAGTGTACCATATTTTCGTAAGAGAATGATGCATAGTAAAAGAAAATGGATTAGATGGGGAAGTACACCAACAATACCAAACTTTGGAATAGATATTAAATATACGGAAAGTGACCAACATCATTTAATGTTAAAATGTAATCATTGTAATGAATGGCAAGAGTTGGATTTTTGGGATAATATAGATAAAGAAAATAAAATAGTAATATGTAGTAAATGTAAAAAACAAATAGTTCCATATACTTGTGAATTAGAATGGGTAGCTAAATATCCACAAAGAAATAAAAGAGGTTATTTTATAAGTCAATTATATAGTCCACTATTAGATATAAAAGAAATAATAGAAGAAAGTGAAAGAGAAGCAGAATGGGAGATAATGCAATTCATGAATCAATCACTTGGTTTAACATATGAACCAAAAGGAGGTAAGATTACAGAGAAGGATATGGATGCATGTAAAAGAGATTATAATATACCTCAAATGTCTGATAATACTTTTATGGGTGTCGATGTAGGAAAGAAATTTAATGTTATAATAATAGATAAAGAAAAGTTATTATATGTAGGAGAATGTAGAACAGTAGATGAATTAGTTAGCTTAACAAAAAATTATAAAGTATTATGTTCAGTTATTGATGGTAATCCAGAAGGAAGAGCAGCAGAAGAATTTTGTAAGAAATCACAAGGAGATAGTTATATGTGTTGGTATGTTAATACAAGTGGATTCAGTAAAGGACAATGGTTTAAAACAGAACCAATGAAAGTAACAACTGGTAGAACAATGAGTTTAGATAAATCTACTAATGAAGTAAAGAAACAAAAAATAAAGTTTCCAAAGAATTTAGATATATATCCAGACTTTAAACAACAAATGAAAAACTTAACAAGAGTACAAAGTGAGAATAAAAATGGAGATATAATAGCACAATATTTAAAAACTGGTCCTGACCATTATAGGCATACTCTTAATTATGCAAATCTAGCAAAAGAAATATATGGAATGACTGGAGTGCCTGAAATATTTACATTATAAAAATATGAATTTTCCAAAAGGATATGAACAATGTCATATATGCGATAAAAATACAAAAAGAAGATTGAATATGAAAGACTATGAAGATATCCCAGTATGTTCAGATATATGTGAAAAAATATGTATTGATATAATAAAAAAGGATTTAGAAGAATATATAAATTAAATAATAAATAAGTAATAAAAAATTAAATGGAAAACAACAATAATAACAATAATGATAAAGTATTTGCAAAAGGATTATATTTTAAATTACCACATATGAATGCACAAGAGTGGGTTAAAGGAAAATTATCAATAACAGTAAATGAGTTCGTACAGTTTATTAATGATAATCAAAAGAATGGTTATATTAATATAGACTTATTAGTAAGTAAAGCAGGAGCACCTTATGCTATGTTAGATACATGGGAACCAAATAAACAAAACAATAATACACAAGCAACTAAACCACAACAAGCACCAGCTACAAATCAACCACAACATGATAATCCATCTCATATACAATCAGAAGCAAATGTAGATTCGGAGGAAGAGATAAAAATAGAGAATATACCATTTTAATAACTAAAGTAATATATGGAAAAAACAAGTACTAGTATAGGCTTTACAGGATTATTAACAATAGTCTTTATAACCTTAAAACTAACTAATATAATAGCTTGGCCATGGGTTTGGGTATTATCACCACTGTGGATATCATTTATTTTAGGAATAAGTTTATTATTAATTGTATTGTTCTTTGTACTATTAGCAACAATATTTAACTAATATGAATATAAAAGTACCTCCATATCAAAGGAAAGGACAAGCAATATTTAATTTCTTAGAATGGTTAAGATTAGAAAAGGGATTTAAAACTGAAAAAAATAATAGAATGGCTGACCCTTTTTATTTAAGTGATGATGAATTTGATAATTATTATGAAGAGTTTTTAAATAAAGATATATGATAAGTAAAAAAGAATTTACTAAAAAAATAAAACAATATATAAAATTAAATAAGGATATAGAAAATGTAGATATAGCAATGAGAAAACTATCACCTGATTTTGGGGGATTTTATTTAGATACAGTACATGAATTAATAATAGATACCTTACAGTTAGCAATGAATGATAAATACGAATGGATATCATATTGGGTATATGAATTAGAATATGGTAAAAAAGCAAATAAAGAAACTGTACAAGATAAAGATAATAAAAATATACCAATTAAAACAATAAGTGATTTATATAATATGATAATAAATGAAGATGTATGAGAAATCAAAAAAATATATTGAAGAGATTATTCGAAACAATGCTTGGAGAAAAAGAATGTAAAAACAAATGTGGTAATAAAAGAAGATATTGTTCAGCTTATTGCGAAGAATGTAGTAAAAAATATGAAAAATAAAAGTCATTGGATAGATATATGTCCGAAATGTGAAGAAAATAAATTAGATTGTTATAATATACCTGATTCATTAATGTGGGTAAGGATGTGTAATAATTGTGATTATGTAGATAAGAGAAATTACTATGAAGATGATAATGGTAAATTAATATTATGTACATATGAAGAAGCTATAGAAAAGAGATTATTAATTAAATGTCCTTTGTGTGGTAAGTATTGTAATAGTTGGCAAATAAAAAAATACAAGGTTTGTTTTGAATGTGAAATACATACAGAAAGGAGATAAAATTAATATATTATTAAAAAAACCTATTGACTAATACTTTTAAATATTATATAATATAAGTATAAGTAAATTATTATAAAAATATGACAGAAAAAAAATAATATTGATATTTAAAGTTATAATATATTGCGGTTTAATTTATTTATTCGGTAGATTATTATTCTGAATCACCTCAATCATCACTATCACAACCATGCTATCCATCTTATGATGTAACATATTAATCAATTAATTAAATATATGAAATTAATTATTATTTTAGGTATTATATTTTTTACAATTTTAATTGTAGTAGGTGCTTATAATCATTATATGTTAATAAAAAATAAATGAAAGATAATAGTGGTATAGGAGTGAATTTTAATATGAAACAAAGAATAACATTAAAACAATGGGATAGTATAAGCAAAAAGAAAAAGATATTTTTGAATAGTACTGCTATTTTTTGTTCAAGAGTATCAAGCGAAAAAGGAATTTATTTTCGTGAAGAAGAATATCCAAATATAGGACAAATGATAGAATTTTTAGGAGATGATTGGGTATGTGATATAGGGCAAGCATATGATATGGATATGGAAAGTTTTAGTCCAGAACTATACTATCAATATGAGCCAGATTCTTTATGTGATGCACTTTGGGAAGCAGTTAAATATAAATTAAAAAATGATAAAAATTAATATTAGTTTAAATAATGCATTTATTTGTAAAGATAAAGAATGCAATAAGATATTTTTTAATGGTGATGATAATGTTTGTACTTATTGTGGTAGTAAAAATACAAGAAAAATATTCAAATGTAAATTAATTGGTGAATTAGAAAATAAATGATATGAGAGATATAGACCATTGATATATTTAAAAATTAATAAATAAATTATGTAACAAATTAAAAATGTAATAATTAAAGTAATAAATTTAAGTAAAAAAATATGAATATAAAAATACTGAATTGGAGACTAAATTATAATAATTTAGAGTATATAGCAAAATTTGATTTTGAAATTGGGGATGCATTAATTGAGGATGCATTTAAAATTACAGGGATGAGATTATATAAAAATAAAAAAGGAATATATTATACCAAACCCCCAATTAGTCGATTTGAAAAAAAATATGACATAGACCCGGTATATTATAGTAATGTGTCTATCATCAACGAATCATTTAGATATGAGTTCAATGAAGATGCGAAAAAAAGTTATAATAATTGGATTGAAGGAGAAAAAAGATTAAATAAAGTGCGTCCAGTAACATAAGATAATACCAACAGTTGGGAGAATTAAGCTACCTCCACTGATTAAAAAACAATAAAAAAAATAAAATATGAAAATATTAAAAACTAAGAAAATAATATAAATAGAGAGGATTAATTTTAAAATAATTATCTTCTCTATCATAATATTTTTTTATATTTAATTTTAATTTACTATTATGAGAGATATAAATAAAGTAATATACTTAATAAAGAAACAAGTACCTAAGAAATGGGATATGAGAACTCAATTCTTTGATGCTGTTGATGTAATGATGGCTAGTACTAGATGGACAGCCCCTGAAATAAGAGTAATAAGATTTGAAAAATTATCTAAAGTATTAGAAGACTATCTACAAAGACCTGAAGAAGAATGGAAACAATATGTATGGAAGATATTTAATGGTGATATTTATCAGAAAGGATTGGAGGAGTCAACCGAAACTGGTATCGGCTCTGTCTTGAAAACAGATTAGGTTTAAAATCCTATGTAGGTTCGAGTCCTACTTCCTCCGCAATAGGAAGGGTGGCTGAGAGGCAAAGCACCAGATTGCTAATCTGAGATTAAGTGAAAGCTTACACAGGTTCGAATCCTGTTCCTTCCTCATTAAGGAGTATTAGCTCAACTGGATAGAGCATTAGACTTCTAATCTAAAGGTTAATGGTTCGAGTCCATTATACTTCACAGATTGAGATATTAGCTTAGTAGGTTAAAGCAGTGGACTCTTAATCCGAAGACCATAGGTTCGATTCCTATATATCTCACAGTAAAGGATATTAGCTCAATGGGTAGAGCATCTGTTTTACACGCAGGAGGTTATAAGTTCGATTCTTATATATCCTACATAATAAAATAAAGTATAATATGAAAGTAATAAAAAATATACCTGACTATATAAGAATACTGAAAAGAAATAAAATCATAGAAGATAGAAAAACTAAACCAATGTATAGGGTTATATTAAATTATAAAGACTACGAACAATTATTAACGGAGTTTAGATATATAAGGTTTAATATAGACCAACCATATAGTTTTGAAGATTGTTATTTAATTAGAACAATGGATGTAGATAGAGGAGATATGTATATAATATAAACAACTAATATAAATATATGACATTCAAACATTATACAAATTTACCATTAAGAGAAAAAATAGATACATTAAATAGTTTATATAAAAAAGAAACTAATTTTAAAATAGATAATGATATAAAAGATAAACCATTTGATGATTTAATGAAAACAATGGGTATGAAATAATATGATTATAATATTTGCAACAATAACATTTTTCACAATATATTTCTCAATGGAATATAGTTATTATATTTATTGCAAAAGACTACAATTTGGTTATAGATTTAAAGAAAGTTTAAGTAGATTTATATCAGATGACAAAAGACCTTTATTCTTTTTATTTCTAATGTCTTTATTTATAGGAGTATTAATTAATTATTTTTTATATATAATATGAGAATTTATACGAGTTGGGATGATGGTAGTGTATATGATTTTAGAATATGTACATTATTAAAGAAATATAATCTACCTGGAATATTTTATATACCAACAATAAATGATTTATCAGAAGGTGAGATAATAGGAATGAGTAAAGATTTTGAAATAGG